CATTTAATTTTACCGGATTTCCAATGCCTTCATTATTTAAATACCAGGATTGATCTGTCTCATTCCAACGGCAATCAAATTGAAATTCCAACCCATCTAATTTAATTTTTTGGATTGAATGAGGTTCATTTTTTATTGGAAGCAAGTAATCAGTCATTGGTTAAAAAACCCCCAATTTTTGCAGCCCTTGCAATGCAAGCGAAGATTCTTTTTCGCTCGCCTCTTCAGCGGATTGTGATCCTTTGGATGCAGCGCCAGCACCTTTTTTTCCGGCTTTATCGCTCGCGTCCGTTGCCTTTGAGGAAATTTCTTCTGGCAATTGGTCCATTCCGATTGCCGAAATAGCAGATTGCACAATTTTTACTTGTTGGAAATTAATTGAAAACCAGCACGCTGTTGACGTAGATTTGTCCCAATTGACCCGAACACTTGCAATTAAAAGATTGGAAAAAGTTTTAAATGTTGTTTTTACCGTTATTACTTTCGCTTTCGCCTGCAATTCGAATAGCCGGTCCCGCTTATCTTTCCAGGTCTGGACCCCATCGAGCATAGACATCGCACTTGATACACTTAATTCAATCTCATCATCCGTAAGAATTGCATCAAGAGTCAATGTTAACGGTTTTTCAATCCGCGCATCCGTGATTACCAGGCCAGTCTCAACTGGGTGTTGTGTCACGTCGTAGCTAGATTCCACCGCGCCCGCGTTTACGACATCCACTTTTATGTCATCAATCAAGGTTTCCTGGCCCAAAAACATCGACAAAAGTGAGCTTGGATCTGATATTGCGCTAGCTAATCCCATTTAGTACACAACCCCCGTGTTTGCATTTCGGACCGCTCGCGAAACCTGCTCTCCTATTCCCCCCGCCAACGCCGCGCCCAATGCACCCGCGCTTTGACCCGGTTGTTGGGTGACATTGTTTGTTTGATTAATCGTGACCTTATTACTATTAGATTGATTTAGCAAACCCGGGCTTGCCGGAACCGGCGAACTGCCACCCGGGGTTGCGGGGTTGGGGGTCCCCCCGGTCACAAAATCGGGCAAAAATGAAGTGATTTTTTTCCCGAAATCCCGAACATTTCGTAGCATGTCCCGAAAAAAATTATTGAAAGAATTCCCGGTATCTGCGATCCAAGTTTTTATATTTGTGTCAACCCCTTTGATTCCCCCAAAAATATCACTAAAAAACCCAGCCCACCACTGACCCGCATTATCGAGTAAAAATCTAAGGCTCCCAACTTCCCCAACGAAACCCGAAAAAACTTTTTGTGTCTCATCAAGAGTCATGCCATTTATTTCACCGAATTTTGACAGAATATTATTTGCAAATGAATCAAAAGCGGGTTGTATTTTTTGGGTCAACCGCCCAACAACCGAATCGCCGCCATTGATCATTGTCCAAATATCTTCGGCAATCAATGCAAACAGACCAAGTCCAACGCCTTTTAGACCCGCCATTGCAACGTTTGTCAGTCCAGTTTTTACTGCAAGCGCCGCTTGTGCAACACCAGCCGCGCGGATCAAGGCCACAAACGAAGATAATGCGGTTAATGTTCGCAATCCGACCAAGCCAGCCATGAAAAATGTGGTCATTTTTAGGGCTTTATTCCACCCCCCTAACAAATCAATAATCCTTTTAATTTTGTCAAAAACAAACCCTAAAGCCCTGAGCAAAAATTTGAGCACATCGATGAATGTCCTGACCCATTTTTTAATTTGGATCTGAATCAAATCGCGGTTTGCAGCTACCCAAGCCGTAAACATGCGCAACATTGGGGCTAATCCCCCACCCACCAACCCGGAAAAAAGGGCTTTTGCACTATCAAAAACGGCGAGGGAATCATCCATTGCCCCAATAAAATCAATCGCTCCCTGTCTCCCTTGCTCAGTTTGCAGGTTCATCCGACCTTGCAAAGCAAGAATTTCGGACATAGAGCCTTCTTGAGTCCGAAGGAAACCAACCAATTCTTGGGCATTCCGCCCTATTAATGCCGTTGCCGCTGCAACCCCCACTTGTGCATTTTCCGAATTTTTAGCGGCATTTAAAACTTTTTCGAATTGCTCTTCTGGCGCGAGTTTTGATAAATCCTTGAGATTTAACCCAAGAGATTTTACAGCATCATTTATTGCTTTGGACTCTCCAATGCCTCCGATCGCATTTCCAATATTCAGATTTAATTTTTTTGCTGATTTCAATACAGAATTTTGATTAATCCCAATTGCTGAAAGTAGGAAGCCCCAGTTTTCCAATTGCTCAATATTGACACCAAAAGACCGAGCCAACTTTGTACTTACCGCCGTTTGCCGATTTGTCACTACAGTAAGCGCCGCTATCGCCCCAACCGCTACAGTAACAACACCCGCAATTTTCTTGATTGTACCTGTGACCGATTTTACGGATTCGCCGAAAGCATCAAGTTGTTTTTTATCAACTTCCCAACCCAAAACCCCAATAAATTCTTCAACGACGGTTTTACCCATTTTTTATTTCCATTAATTCGGCGTCAACTTCCATCTGGACGAGCATGTATTCTTGCCGGTCTAAAAAATCCGGGTTAGTCCAATTTTCAACAATATCCGGGTCCAATTTAAAATATTGCGCTACCTGTAATGTCTCAATCTCTCCTGGACCTAACGAGTTATTGACATTTCCACTTCTGCTTTTTCCAGGGCGTCCGCGAAATTTGAACCTTTTATTTTTTCGCGGACTTTGGAAAAAACCGACGGAAAATTTGCATTGATTGCATGCCAGATCGCAAGATATAGTTCAATCTGATTATCTTGATAATAATCCGATTCGTCAAGGGGACCCAACTCAACCCCATCGACGCTGCAATGCCGCAAAAGACTTTCCGCCAAATCCCAAATTGTATCAAAATCAATGGATTTTATGGCCTTGAAAATTGCCTCAGTAGATACCCCACCCTTGGCATCGAGCGCACCGGCAAGCGCACCGGCGATTGAAGTTAGTGTCGAATGGAAAATTCTTGCCGCCTCGCGCCGGTGCAAGATCTCAAATTCATAACACTTAATCCCGTTCGCGGTTTTTATTTCTACTTTTTTTTGGAATTTACCAGTGTCAACTTTCATCTGATTAATCCTTTGCGCCGGAATGGGTAATCAGGCCACTCGTCCACTGCAAAACCCATTCGAGCGTCGCCATTTCGGCGCCTTTTTCGCTCGCCGGGACTTTTTGCACCATGGCGGACGAGGCAACAACCACGTCCGCATTGCTCGTTTTGTCTGCAATTAGCAGTGGGACCGGCACGTCCGCAATGTCAAAAGCGGACAAAACCGCATTCGAAACCGAACTATCAAAAAGCCGCATTGTCGTTGTACCGCTTCTATCAGCTTTCCGGATGTGCCGCCCCTCACCCGTCGCCCCGATCTGCATGCTCCGTTGGGGCTCCGTGTACTCGCTCGTCACCATTGTTCCATCGGCAAAACCCTTAATAGTTACGCCACCAACGGTAACAATTACTTTTTTGGGGTCATATTCTTTCATCTTAAATCCTCCATTCGCCGATTATTGTATAATCGTTAATTGCACTATTGACGTACAAAACCCAAGCGGGACCAGGGGGAGATTGCACGGTGAGCCGGTGCGTTGCGCGCATTGCAGCGGTAATATCATCCGCATCCGGGAAATTAAATGTCGCCGGGCGATCGGGAGTATCAACCACGATTTTTCTGGCGATGGCTTCGGTTGCCCAATCGCGCACAACAGATTCGACTTGCGAAATTGAGTCATTATCGAACGCCATAATATCCTTGTTGATTTGAATTGTGAAAATTCCTTCGGCAATCCGCGCAACAAGCCAGTCCGATCCGAGCATTATTCGTTTTTCTTCACCACTGCAACAAAGCCCGTCGTACATAAATGTAATGTTTCCAACTGTCTCGATGCGATTATATCCCTTGTCAGACAAAGCAATTTTTTGGCCAGCGGTCAGGGGGTTTGCGTCCCCGGATTCAGTAACGAGCGCCAATTTTTGATAGGCAAAATTACTTGAGCCTTCTGCCAGCGGGAACACACGTCCCGCTACCGCTGCATCCGGGTATTCATCCGTTTTTTCGCTGTAAATACAAAGGGTTCGGTTCAACGAAAGCGCTTGTAGAGTAGACCCAAGATCGGTGTCCAATGCCGGATTTTTTGCGTTCGGATCGCTAATTACAACGTCTAACAATTTTTTTTCTGTTTCGATCTGAATTGCCAACTCTTCTACCTGCGCAGCCGACCCCCCGCGTTGATGTATATTATAGAACGTGTCATTTATATCCGCAATTTCCGCTTTCGATTCGACCAAAGATTCTGCATCATAACCCGAAACAGCAACGCCATTATCTGAATCGAGCACTTTTGCAAGATCTGTACCAGACCCCCCGGAAACTTCGGAAATTGTGAAGGTGGGAACGGCGGATCCGGTAGCAACCATCGTCAAAGCGACTCGCCCCGTAGCATCGATTGCAAATGTTGCTGTATTGAGCCCGGTTACGTCCGGCGTCACAAGAGCAGCAAGCGCGAGATTAATTTTTGACAAAAATTGTGCGAAAGTTGTAATGCCGGAAAAATCGATTCCGGTAACTTCAGTTTCATCCGCATTGGAATTTGTAACCAAAAATTCCCCATCGGTTATATCCTCAAGTGTTGCAATAGTTGTCTCATATGCCGGTCCGGCATACCAAAATGGTGCGGTAGCGGCACTAATCCACCGGCCCACCATCAATTGATCCGGGACAATTGCCTGTCCAAAATAGGCTTGGCAATATTTGTAGGGTATGCTTGTTGACTCGAATGAGTCCGAATAACTGTCCGCCGTGACAAGGATGTACCGAACATCTACCGGGATTTGGTCATCATCCACCAAAAAAAGTTGCAGACCAAATCCCGCTTGTGGTGCGACACTGGTTTTCAAAATATTTTGAACATTGACAAATTCTGAAATTTTTGCCATTTTTTAATCCTCCAAGTCCTCTCCAATTAATAGTGTTGTTTCCAACTCACCAAAATTCCCAACAAGTTCGAATGATTTAATTTTTTCGTATTGCTCGGATGTACTTTCAATCGCCCGGAATACAAAATCAGATTGAAATCTAGCCCTATATCCAGTGTCCCCCAAGGAGGTTAAATCACGGATAGAGCCAGAGGATAGCAAAACAAAGCCGGAATCCCGCAAAATTTTGCGATGGGAAAAAACATCAAATGACCTACCCAAAGATCGCATTGTATCCCGCCCAGTTTTTGAATAAATATTGATTGAAACTGTATAGGAATAAAAATAATTGTAAATGGCAGAAATCAAATGGTCATCAATGCTGGCTTTTCGCGTTTCCGGGTACTGATTTTTTTCTTCGGAAATCACTTGATATGTGATTATATTGCCGTTCGGACGCGGGATATCCTGATTAGCGCGATATATATTCCCTGAGCTAAAGCCAGAAACAGCTAAAAGCCAGTCATATATTGTGCTTTCAAATATAATCGTGGGGGAAACCATTTAGACACCCCCCAAATCCCGAAGAATTATTTTCCGGTATCTCCCAAGAGTATCCCATACCCCGACATTGTGGATTTTGTAGTCCACCCCGCCATAATTGATTATGTCTGCCACAATCCCGCCCGAAGTTGTTTTCGGGTCATAATCACTTGCGACCCACGTCTTTAAAAAATCGCTAGCTCGCTCCCCATCTTCGAGCATTTTTAGGTCTTCACCTGATAACGGCTGGGGGATTATGATATTAATTTGAGCACTTACGGGGGTCCCCGAAGAAAATTCGCCCTTTGTGGTTGACCCTGCAACCCCATATTTGATGGTTGCGGGGGTCAAAAATTC